AACAACTGAGTTACACGATATTGACCGTTCTTGAGGGGTACAACTTTCTTACCCCGTTGTCCCTTGGATTTCAACATTTGGGGTCTAGCTTCACCTCCACCAGCTGCTTGTTCCTGTTGCAGACGCACCTGTCCATTGGCAACACCGATCTGAATCTCCTGAGCAAAAGTACTACCCAGGGCCTCGTCGACACCAAGCCAGTTACCATCAAGCGGTTGACCAGCGGCTGCAAGTTTCTGGTTGGTGTCTGACCGCCCGGTCAGATTGTTGATCATGTTGTAAATCGACATGAGAGCCATCAGTACACCACCACCGACAACACCCCTGTAATTGGGGTCTTGCAAGAAAGGCAGAATATCCCCAAGACGTTGACCCGTACTAGTCCCGTCAACGTTATAAATGGGGCCAAGATTTGCCGTCGACAGAAAGTCGATCATTTTCTGGCTAGCTATATTCGGAAGGGCAAACCCACCAAGTCCAGCACGAGTCTTAGACTTGGTCTTGGCTGACTTGTAATATCCAGAAAGATCGCGCATATCAGCTCCGAGCTGGGAATACAGGTTGTTCACGGTACGTCGGTCGACTTTCTGGTTCTTATACATTAAATGTATGTTTTTATCCTTGAAGCGAGCGGCAATCTTGGTCAAACTACGCAAGTATGCCGCCATAATCTCAACACGCATCTTGAAGTCAGCAGGTTCCTCAGCAGGGAAAGTACGGCGACTCTCCTGCTCTTTCTTGACTGGGAAGGTGGGGTATGGCATATTTTCCTTTGCACGACGAGCACGAGGGGAAGACATTTTCAATTTTGACAAACAGTAAAACAGTAAAACAGTTACTTTTTATCAGAGAAAAAACTTTTTTAAGGGATTTTTTTTCAAAAATCAATCTAGTTCGAATTCAAGGTAATGAAATTAAAATCGAGTTGGTATGGTCTTTTGGGAAAAAAAGATCTCCTGTTTTAAGGTAGATATCTTATTTTTTTTCGTAAAAAGTTTTTGTTTTGTTTTTCATTAAAATTACTACATCATCATCAATATCTACACCGTCTCGGACGTTTCCTTACATATATTTATGTTAATATATGCCGGTGGCATATATTAACATAATTGTTATATTTTTTAAAAAAAAATAAATATAAATAAATTTATAAAGTGGTTTGCGTTTTTTTATAAAAATTGTACAATTATGTAAATTTATTGTATTATGTCCAATTGCTAGGTCTTAAATAATAAGATTTTGTTATATAAAAAGATATCATTATGTCAGTTGAGGGTATCGGAGCAGCCAAGATAGAATTGGATATCCTTACATCATTTCAAAGACGTATTCATTTGCAGGACGATGACTCTGAAATTATTTCATCTAAATTTCACTACCAATTCACAAAAACTTCATGGAGTGCTAATTTAATTGAGGAGATGGATGCGACAATTAGGAAAGATGGTGATGATATTACTTTTGTAGCCAATCAGAAATTCGATTTTCTCCTATATACATATATAGTACAGGATATTCAGGCTATGAAGGTTGCTAAGAAAGCCCGTAAAAAGGTTCAAATCTGTATGCCCCACAATTTCGGCCATAATATTATTGGTCATGGGAGTGTTCGAGTCGACGGAATTAGTTTGCAAAACATTGACAACACTTGGCTGGATATATATTCCCAATTCTATATGAAGCCGGGAATGAGAGAGCACTATGACATAATGATTGGAAATGTACCTTTCCTGCAAGAATGGGGCACTAGTATTCCAGGGTACACGGTTGTTGTACCTCAACCGTTTCATTATTCCAAGGATCCGGCTGTGGCTCTACCTCTTTTCATGAAGAGTCTATCGAGGGTTACTCATAACTATAACTTTAGGCGGAAGTTGTCTGAAATTGTTCGAATGAGGATCATTGACGATGATGAATGGAAGGAAATTCCATATAATTGGTCTTACATGGAAGCAGTTAAACAGGATGAGATGTTGACCCAGCCACGGATGTTCGGGCGTTATGTTGTTATTACTAAGGAGGAACGTAATTGGCATCAGGGTATCGATGCTGATGGAAGCCAAGACAAATATAAACCTCCACGTATTGTATATGGTGAAAACATTGTTAAGGTAACCCATACTAATACGAGCGGATTGGGTCAAAGTGTAGGCTTAACCCTCCACTCTTCAACGCCTACTAAGGCTATGTTCTGGGTTGCCGAGAACATGGAAGCCCAAAAATACAATAACCGATCCAATTATACGACAAATCCTAATAATATTAATGAAGGATGGAACCCTATATGTGAGACTAGTCTTACCTATGGGGGTGTTGCTAAATTTTCGGAGATGCCAAGTTATCATTTTGATATGTCAGAACCATGGCATAGTTTTGTATCGGCGCCATCAGAACCGGGTTATAATGGATTTTCATTTGCATATGATACGTCTACTATTCATGGGGATGTAGGTATTGTTTTCAATGGAATTGGTAGCAGTGGTGTAACACTGACCACAAAACTTGGTGATACCGATCCTTTCCTAAAGAAAGTTATTGATAAGCGTCGTCGCGATGAAGAGATTGATCCCGATTCATTTGTCCCAGATGAAATTAAAGGTGATGTTTCAATGTCTGATAACAATGGTCCATCATTCAAGGTAATAGCTTATCTTCTTACAACAACAAAGATGACCTTTCCATCAGAGGGGAAAATATCTATAGATAGGGGTGTCGTCCCAGGGGTGGGTGTATCTAATAATATACTTGGATTAGAAGATCAATAAATACATTTTATATGACAGTATCAACTGTCATATAAGTTACATAATAATTAGATTATCAGTGAAATCCATCTGATAATCTTAATTGTGTATATCTCCACCCAAAGAAGAGAGCAATTAATATCAATATAATAAGGAATATAACCATACCTGAATCATTGTAAGCATTGCTATTATCGATATAATCTTCAACTGAACAATCTCTAATTTTTATTTCATCAATGTCGATAATATGATTTATAAGTCCAATATACTTGCGGCCATCTCTAGTATATCCATTAAGATATACATGTTTAATACCCAATGCTCGCAATTGATTTTTCTCATCACCACTGAAACCAGGGAAATCATCAATACATGTATAATGTACAAAAATAAAAGCTGTTTCTCTTCCGTCACGAGTCTCACTTCTCTTAGAAATGGTGAATATGAATCTATCTTCATCATAACTCGCAAGAATAACAGTGTTTTCACAAAAATTCCAATCATCCTTCTTTGGAGGCATCGACCCTGCACAAACAGCAGAACATCCATGAAGATTGTCTGTGAAGGACGTGTCAACTTGACAACCAGCACAATATGCACCGATTGTACCAGGAATGATCTCACGAATATCAGCAAAATGTTTGGTCACAATATTGTGAAGAATAATATATTGCTTAGTGTCATATAGAAGACTGACATAGGTCAGAAGCTGACGAAAATCCTTCTTCACATCTGAAGGTAGAATCTTTACCGGCAAATGTGAATTCCTACGAAGGTTTCCAGCTAATGATTCCAATTCAGACAAATCGATCTTCAACATGTCATTTCCACCTTTTTTAACTAACCTAGTGCCATTCTTGTGAAGAGAACCATCATCATCTGAATCCTTTAGGGTTGAACCTCCATATTTAGAGGGGCGAAACCCTTGCATTTGTATGTAATAGATTATCTGAGATAGTTATTTGTAGGTAGTTATTTTATGATAAAAGATTATATTTTATGAAATAAAGACTTTATTCAATATAAAAGATAGACAAAGTTGATAAAGTTTCAACTTATCATCATACCATCGAATAAAACCTTTGACACAGTCAACTAATATCAATGTGGGGTTCCAGAAAAAGAAGGAAAGAAATCCTCCAACATGTCAATTTTATAGCAAAAAACCACAATATTAACATGTCTAAAGATGACAATATGAATGCTTGCGTCAAAATGTTGGACTGTATCAATATTAGAGGTGATGATATATGTGTGTATTGTGGATATCATCAACCAAACAACCAACATTTAACTGAATGTCGCTATAACCACAAAAGACAAGTAATCACTCCAAATACTAAACTTCATATAAGACCGATTCAAGTTATTCAATATATAGAAACTAAATCTCCATAGATATCAAAGGAATAAATATCTGGAGATATTATATAATATCTCCAGACACAATTAGAAACTAACCATGTATCTAATATAAAACATCTATATATCCAAATATAAATATATTTGGATATACTCCAAATTAAATCTTTTTGCCATCGTCAACAAGACATAACTCTATAACATAATCCCAAAAATAATTCCCACAAATCATTAAAATACAACGTCATAACATGGAGACTATTACAATTAATGAACTAGACAGCGAAACAACTATTTTATATAAGTATGCTTATTCAAATAATATACCATTTAAATTAATACACCTGATCCGTCCATTACCAAAAGAAAATCAGTCATATATAGATTTTTTGAGAGAAATAAAACCCGAATATGTTAATGATATTATCATTGGAAGAATAGGGGAGAGAATAACTCAAAATTCTAGTCCAAATGATCTAATAAAAGTTATTATAGATATAGCTGACGAACTACCATCTCTAAACCCTAAAGATGTATTCATGGTATATTTTGAATTAACACAATCTAAATTTCAATCCTCTCAACTTCAACCCCCTCTCGAAAATATTGATGCGGAGAAAAATGCACTAGTGAATATTTCAAATGAAATATTCAAACTATTTGATGACATGCCGGTGGAAGATTATCAGGGATTATTGATTCGATTTCAGAGTTGGAATGATATCATGGTACGAATATCACATGAAGATGAACTTATTTTTCAAAAAATAAAGGAAACACAAACAGAGTTATTACAAGAAAATCCTATTATAAGTCCAATCACATTCACTAGGGTAACTAAGAGAGCGACTTTAGTAATCCCGGTAACTGGAACTAAACCTGTATTTTCAGACGGGATTGATATTTTCGATCGATCTGTAGTTTCATATAATTCACCTTATATACAATACAATGGGATCGATGATAAATACTACAAACTATATAAAGGTGAGGATAGTGATTCCATGCCAAATTACAATTATATTGTACCATCGACGTCACTTGCATCAGATCAGCACAGTATTAATATGGTCATTTGGTCCGGTAGTGGCCAAATATCGAAAATAACACAAAAGTCGTATGTTAAATCAATCTATAGATTGGAACGAAGTGAGATAACTTATAATAGTGATATAACACCAGAACAAGACGAAACCGTTGTTTCTAAGCGTATCGAGGAAAGTTTGGGCCTGAATATGACAACTCAGTATGATGTAAAAACTTCTGGTTATTTCAGAATTTATGGGATAGAATTTGATGAAATTTCCCTAACTCATTATATCTTAAACGATTATTTAATGTCTTCTTACTTATTTATCAACGAATCTACCGTTTCATATCCATTTAAGAAAAGACTCAAATACCACTATAGAGCAGTTATTGAAGGTATTATCGATACCGAAAAGAAAGATTCAGGGAGTGACCGTTTAGTGATACCATCTTCAGTTACATTTTCTCTTGTTCAGGGAAAAACAACCACAGAAAAAATAGAAACTGTTATAAATTTACAAGATACTAATATCACATCCGAAGCAGTAATCCCTCCAGGATATCCATATGTTGATGTTTTAATTGATCGAGCTACCTCGAGATCAATTGTAAAATATTTTTCTAATATCTTACCTCGACTACTATTGTCATACATGCGTGTGCGTAATAATATTTTAAATACATATGCCATGATCGAACAAAACATTAACAGTGTTATTAAATCTGAACCAGAAAAGGAAAAACCCACAAAACTAAAAACAGTGTCT